CTTCCTTCAAAGACATGACGAGCGTTTTTTAGACCATTAATCTCCCGAATATACAATAGAATGCATATCCCTCCTGAAACCTGGGGACCATTTTTCTGGCACACGATACACATCGTGGCGCTTGGATATCCCATGAAACCATCCCACGCCCATAAAAAAGCCGCCAGGGATTTCTTTGAAAGCATGAAATTATTGATTCCTTGCCCGATTTGCAGAGACCACTATAATGCGCACATCGAGAAATACCCTATTACACCCCATCTAGATAATCGCACCGACCTATTCCGCTGGACGATTCTACTCCACAACGAAGTCAACAAAATCCTGAAAAAACCGGAATTCACGGAAACGCAGGCAATCCAGTATTATTCTCGTCTGGGCCAAAGAGGCAGGTCGCCTGTATATACGCCGAATGACTTCTTGGAGGCGGATTATGCGGCGTTCTTGCGCGGCCTAGGAATCGGCATAGGGATTACACTGGCCGTTGGCGGCACTTTCTGGCTGATGGAGAAATCTTAGAGGGTCTTATAGCAGATGGAGCTCCAGAAGTTCCCCCCAGATATTTACAAGGGGTTCGAACCCAAGGAGAAAAAGCCCTTGCGTAAACAGGCGAAAAAGGTCGTCGTAAAACCCGTGCTGACCGCCGAAGAAATAAAGGCCCTAGAAGGCACGCATTTCAATGACGCGGAAAAGGGTAAGGTGCGCCGTCATAGCGATGGGAATATTAAGGCCACAATTCAAGGCACTATCTACACCATCTTTGACACAGATGTAGATATTTACGCGGAAAAGGATGGGAAAGAGGTGCTCCTCGCCAAACTCCGTAAACAGGTCATAGATCCCGCCACCATTAAAATCGGCTGGGAAGGATTCTGGATTACGGCAGCGCCGTCAAGGAACCGCGGGGCGGCCGCGGGTCCGATCGATGTAAAAGGAAAGTACTGGAAGGGCAAAAACCCGACAGATATCAATGGATGGTCGGCCAAGTATAAACTGGATGGCAAAGCCGTGAGCAATATGCGTGTGAATAACAACGTATTTAGCTCTGTTCTCGGATATTTTGACGCCACGCCCTTTATGAAACTCCCGTGTCGTCTTACCTCGTACACGGCCAGGTTCTGGAAATACTATAAACACGGACTGCCCTTCATTCAAGCCATTGACGACTGCTTCCGAGAGCTTGTCCCGGACCGGTACAAGCTACAGCGCGCGGCAGCAGAGCAGAAACCCCTTTTACACATCGCAGGAACTTCGTTTTCCTCCGTCACCGTCAATCGCAATTTTCGGACGGCGCTTCACAAGGACGCGGGGGATTTCAAGGAAGGGTATGGCAATTTATCCGTCATAGAGCGTGGGAAATACCAAGGAGGGTACACACTCTTTCCCCAGTACGGCGTAGGCTTCAATGTTCGCACGGGGGATTTCTTGGCCATGGACGTTCATGAGTGGCATACAAACACGGAGATGTATGAACTCCCAGAAGACGCGGCATTCAATAAGACTCTTCCGAGGATTCATAAGGACGATCTGAAAACGGGCACACTGGGGGCTGAAAAGCCTTATTCCCGTGTCAGCTTTGTGTGCTACTTGCGCGAAAAGTTGCGCGAATGTAATACCAAGGATACGAACCAGTACTTCAAAAAGGCCGGATTTAATCCGCGCACGATGACTCTGAAGACGAAGAGGGAGATGTCGGCCAGAAAGACGCGGAAAGCTAATTTGTAAACCAGTCAAATCTAAAATTTAAGAAGTCGCGTTCTTAACTTTTATATTATACGGTAGAGGGGTTATACCATGAGTACTACAAATGAAAGACCCAGTACCATTGGAGAAATATTTGCGAATCCTAAAAGTCTGGGTGCTGCAATTGGTAAGGCGGCATCCAATGCATTCGCAAAGTTGCCAACAAATCTTAGAGCGCGGGATGCTATTTCCGTAATATCTTCGGTTTCCGGTTTGCCACAGAATCCCTTACAACGACCTCTTTTGGCCGCCGCTACTCCTGCGAAACCTGTAATAAGTTCTGGGTGGCCGTTTTCCACGACTGCAGCCACCGCCTCCAAACCCTCCGCGCCCTGGTTTTCTTCCACGACGGCCACCGCAGCCGCCAAACCCTCGGCCCCCTGGTTTTCTTCCACGGCAGCCACCGCCGCCGCCAAACCCTCCGCGCCCTGGTTTTCTTCCACGGCCACCGCGGCCGTGGCTACCAACCCCTTTACCTCCTTATTTTCTTCTTCTGGAACCACTAAATATTCAAACAGCACCTCGGAATCCACAAGCGCATATTGGATACGGGTATCATACTATTTTACTCTTTACTCGTTTCTACTATTCCTAGTGCTCGTGGTTATAAATTATACAGTAACACCTATCTTCAGTTTCTACCCCGGTTCTCCTGGAGTGATACCCGTCCCCGGTATAACAAATGACCTTGTTTACTGGAAAGACAAGACACAACCCGCATTTTCGGATCCTGTTCCTAAGAAAGATGATAAACTCTATGGGACTTCCTACATAAAGATGTTTTCTTTCGGCATCGACTTATATGTCAGAGAGTTGGCCACGTCAAATGCCAGCACGCGTCTCATTTTATACAAGGCCGGCGCACCTATACCAGCCCCTTCTAAAATAGACGCCACATTCACCGGCGATTCCTTCATCAATTATATGAAAAAACGATCATCTATGATCATGTACTTGACAGACACGAATGACTTGGTCATCACCTTTTTCTCCGGTTCAAAACAATACAATACCGCCCCTATCAAAAACATTCCTTTATATACTCCGTTCCGTATTACTCTCGTCGTGGAAGACAAGATGTTTACCACATACTTGAACAGTAAACAAGTATTCCAGCGCCTTGTGCCTGAATCCATCGCCATGCCTTCTGACGGTACTTCGGGCATGCAACTCTTTTATTCTTCTCCAGAATGGACAAATAACCCGAGGCACAGTATATACGTACAGAATTTCCATCTATGGTCCAGGCCAATCTCATACAAAGAAGTGATTTCTGCGCGCCCTGCTCTGGCGCTTGACAAGGATTTTGGCCTAAGTCCCGACGCAGCAACTCCGTGCTCTAGCGACAGTTCCTCGATAGTAGCGGCGTCTAAGGCAGTTGCGAATACTGTAACTGGCCTTTTAAATTAGTCACATACACCATTAGAATGTTCCTAGAAGTTTTTCTATTTGTAGGAGCACTATTATTAATTCTATATCTGTCATTGCGTTATGGAAGGTACATCAAGACACAGTATCAGGGTCCAAAGCAAACCTATGACCTTTCCATACCTGAAACAACTGTCATAACCCCGACAGATTTCACATGGACATTGGCGCCGTGTACACTGCGTTTCGCGATTTACGTGGACGCTTCCCCAAAGACGGTCATGACGGTCGATTGTATAGATCACAAGGCAGAAGCCCCGGAAAAATTTGCTCCCGACTGTGCGAATTATTCGTATAGACCCTGTAAATGTATGGGCACGGATTGTGGCAGATGCGCTCTAGATTCATCTGACTCTGGACACATGTCCAAATTGCTTTCCATAGGGGAATATGTACAACTCTGGGCGTCAGGCTATACAAACCAGAACGACAAGCCCTACGTACCGGCGCTTCTCAAAATTCGCACTGGCCTAGATTCTGGCCAACATTACATGGAGGCAATACCCCTTCCGACAATACCCCTACAAAAATGGACGATGATTACGATTGTAAAAGAAGGACGGCGTTTTGATGTATACTATGGGGCGAAACTCCAAATAAGTAAAATGACTACGTATCCCCCTTTAAATCCCGACTCTGGCAGCCAGAATATTACGGTAGGAAATAAGAAGTGGGGTGGTTTGATTGGCATGTTCAAAGGTACCAATGGCGCGTCATATGCTCCTGAGGTACAGGCAGATGCCCATACCATTTTGGATACACGCGGGATACCCTATATTAATGACCCCCTTCCCTGGTCGGCGTTCGTTCTCCCGAAATGCTTTTTCGGAAATTGCACCGGCCTTCCTGATGTAAAACCCCCGAATCAATTTATGGTGTATCAAACAAATTATTCCTAGACGCATTACAGAATGCGCGGTGGAGGATATACTTCCAATCTCATCGGCTTTATCATAATTATTGTTGTGCTCTACTTATTATACGCGCTGTATAACTGGCTCTTCTCTAAGAAGGACACGGCCATTATAACACAAATTGGCGGGTACAATATGCCCATGGGCACAGTTATGAAAGACAATCAGAACGTATATTTGAAGAAGACAAAAGATGGCCAATCATATGTAGCCTCACAGCTTCTCACAGGATTCACGAATGCTGGACAGTACTCTACATCGATGTGGGTATACGTAATCGACAGCAAGAGTTCTGCGGGATCTCAGAGCAGACTCTGCAATCTACTGGAGATTAACTCCGGCGAAACAACCCGGTTCAATACAACAAAGACGAACAGGGGAAAGACCCTTCTCTACATTGGCCTCAATCCGAAGAACGCTGCCCTTGTCGTACGTCAGAGCACAATGGACGGCGAAAACTCGATTGACAACACACTGGACCAGGCAGATGGCACGAGCCCCTCCACGAAATACCCGCTTTCTACCCTAATTTCTTCCTATAACTCCGGCTCTAAATACACCGGCAACGACCGCTGCGACATTGTGAATGGGATTGAGTATCAGCGCTGGGTACTCGTGTCGACCGTGGCGAATGGTCGCACCCTAGATGTATACATTGACGGTAAACTCGCCCGGTCATGTGTATACAAGGCGGGATATCTAGGAGGAAATGGAACCGCTACGGCGTATGTAGGCTTAGACAACGATGACAAGCTGAAGGGATATTTCTCCTTGATAAACTACTACCAATACGCCCTGAGCCCGGAAGAAGTTTGGAGAACGTATCAGACAGGGCCGAGCGGTCCTTTCAGTTTGAGCAACTGGTTGTCCAGTTATTTCACCCTTACGCTAACAGTCAAAGGAGACAGTCTAAATTCGTTGAATCCTTATGATTCTTGTCCCTCGTAACTTCGTAACTTCATAACTTCATAACCGTTCGGTAAAATAGCTATAGATTGTTAGAATGGACTTTGCAAGTACAGAAGTATTCCCTCAGATTGTCCTTGTATTGATAATTACAGCGGTAATCTACATACTGTTCATGTGCTGTGAGCAGGTGTATAAGCTATGGATGGGTTATTCGGCAGTGAAGGTGCCTATTTTAACAGTCACATCCAATTCTTCCTCGGGCCAGAAAACCATCATACAGGATCCCAATATGTCAGGTAGCTCCACGTATTTGCCCCTCCTCCTCTCCGAGAATCAACTGACGGGCATAGAGTTTTCTTATACCACGTTCATCTACATACACCCCGACTCAGACGATGGCACGAATACATTCAAGACCATCTTTTACAAGGGCTATGAAACCACTCCCTTTCCTCTTCTAGGCCCCGGTGTATTTGTAAGTGCCACCAATGCCACAAATGCGGCTCCCACTCTAAGAATCGTAATGAACAGCTACGAGTCATGGTTCAATCACGTGGATGTAGAACAGATCACCTTCGGCAAGTGGTTCCACCTTGCGCTAGTGATGCGCAAGAACGCCTTGGAGGTCTATGTGAATGGCAACCTTACGAAGAAGGCGAGCTTCAAGGGTACACTCCCCTACCAGAACTACCAGCCCCTGGTTCTATTCCCGAACAGTGTGGCCGGCTCCGGCCAAATTCTCACGGCCCAACTCTTTGACAATTCCAGTGGAGGAAATACCTCAAAGCAAATGGGCGTATCTCCAGGAGAAAACATGACCATTAGTGGCAAATTCTCGGGATACATAAGTAACATGTATTATTTCGGCTATGCCATCACGTACTCCGAGATACAAGCAATGATGGCCATTGGACCCAGTCCCAAGTTTGACCTGACAAATATGGACACGCCTCCCTATCTGATTGACAGTTGGTGGACCAACCAGAGAGCCTAAATCTCTTGTGACACAGTCAGAAGAGAATGCCGGGCGGTGGATTAGTAGCTCTTGTCGCCTACGGCGCTCAAAATGTGATCCTATCGGGCAACCCCGATATGACCTATTTTTACAAGACGTTCAAGAAGTATACGCACTTTTCCCAGGAAACTGTGTCCAAGAAAATGGACGGTATTACGGATTATCCGTATGACCAGACAGTCCAGATAAAAGCGCGCGTTGATCGTGTCGGCGACCTCGTGAGCGACATGTATTTCTCCTTTGAGATTCCAGCGATCTACAGTAAATTCCGCCCCACAGATTTCGTAAATGGCCCGGCAACTCAGACACAGTTCCAGTGGGTTCGTTATCTAGGCGCGGCGGCCATTCAGTCCGTCTATATCACCTGTGGTCCAAACAAGATCCAGGAATTCACCGGCGAGTATCTGATGTCCAGGGCACTCATTGACTATCCGAAGGACAAGTTCGAGAAATGGCAACAACTCGTGGGCGATGTGCCAGAACTCTATGACCCGGCGAATGGTCTCTACGGCAATCCCACGGTCACGGGCGGTGAATACCCCACGGTCTATCAAGATGAGACCCTGCCCGCAGGAGCACAAACGAATGTCCCCTCTATCCCTGCCTACACGGTCCATGTTCCCCTGCCCTTCTGGTTCACGGAAGAAGGTTCTGCGCTCCCCCTCATAGGTCTACAGTACTACACTGTCGATATCACGATCAATTTGAATCCGGCACAACAACTTTACACTCTCATGGACGCCTCAGGCAATCGCATGGCCCCCGGTTTCCGCGTGACCCCCTCGGCTGACAACGCGAGTATACAGAGAAATATTCCCGAGTATACTCCAGTCGCCAATGACGACCACGAGATCCGCAACTTCTTCACGGACATTGGTCAGACAGTCCCTCCACTGAATACGTGGTCCTATAATCCGACCTTACACACGACCTATGTATTTCTCCCAGAGTCCGAGCAAAAGATATTTGCCACGACGCCTCTTGTGTACTTGATAAGGCAGATCACTCGCGTCTCATTCCCTGAGATCATATCCAACCAACTACTTTTACTCGATGTTCACAATCCTATCACGCGCATCTTAATGCTTCCGAGACGTTCTGATTCCCTCATATACCGCAACAATGCACACAATTTCACAAATTGGTGGAACTGGCCTACGAGGCCGAAGATACCGACAAATGTCCCGAGCAATAGTCCTTTCGTTGAGATGGAAAATGCCACGGGCCTTGTTGTCCCCGCGGGGCAGATAGATATCATCCGCGCCCTGCGTATTCTGGCGAATGGCAATGAACTCCAGGAATCCAAGCCAACCTCCTTTTACACAAACCTCACGTCGTGGAGAGCATTGGACGGCGGCGCGAATCGTAGAATACCCGTGTATTCGTTTGAACTCCATAGCCCTACGAACCAGCCCTCAGGGTCCGTCAATAGCAGTGTGATTCGTAAATTCCAGATAGATCTACAAGTATACCCTCTGCCCCCAAATACTACGTACGTATATAGCATAAATTGCTACGTGGAAAATATAAACTTCTTTATCGTGGAGTCAGGTATGGGCGATTTGAAGTATGCTTTATAATCAGAAGAACAATGGACTATACCGTTGTTATTCCTTCCTATAAACGCGCAGAAACCTGCCGTGATAAGACACTCGCCGTTCTCCATGAATATAAGATTCCTGCAGAACGTATTGTGGTTGTGGTGCCCGATGCCGAACAAGAAGCTCTCTACAAAGAAACCCTCAAGCCAGGAACATATGGGAAAATCCGCGTGGGTCTTCCTGGAGTGGCCAGTGTACGCAATTGGATATTCAATAACTTCCCAAAGGGCGAAAAGCTCGTCTGCTGTGATGACGATATTCGCGCATTTATTGAATACACGCCGAAGACGAAACGCCACGAACAACGCCTTCGTAGCTTGAAGAGCATTATTGAAAGGGGATTTAAGGAATGCGAGAAGGCCGGCTGTTCTTTATGGGGCGTGTATCCGAGTGCGAATGGCTATTTCATGAAACCGACGGTGACTACGGATCTGAGATTTATCATCGGAAGTTTCTGGGGCTGTATCAATCCTGGCAAAGATATACAGGTGGAGCGAGGCGAGAAGGACGACTATGAGCGGTCTATTAAGTTCTATATACAGGATGGATGTGTAGTCCGGCTGAACTTTGTATCTCCGAAAACCGCCTATTACAAGGAACCAGGGGGCATGCAGACACGCAAGAATCGTCATAAACTTCAACGGTCGGCGGTGAAGGCACTTTCCAAGAAATATCCCAAGTTCGTGAAGGTAAATACGACACGCAAATCTGGATTCCCAGAGATACTCTTGTCTGATAAGCTAAAAAATTAATATATTCTGCTAGACAGAAGTATGGACTTAATTCCACCGATACCCGGGGTTAGTAACGCATTCAATTCATTAGGAAGTGGTATTACTTCAGCTACCACAGGTTCTGCGATGCCATCCCTGTCTTCTGTTCCTGGTGTAGGCATGGCCGGCCTCCTCGCCCGTGGCACCGACGGCGCAGCATCCCTCGCAACCGGTGCAGCTGCCCGCGCAGACGCACTCGCCAACGCCGTCAGCGCTGCTGCTTCTGACCCCGTTGCCGCTGCCAAGCGTGCCGCCGCAGCCACCGCCGACACCGCACTCACCACCACAACGAAATTAGCTTCTTTAGGACATTATATCTTAACAACTATTCCCATTGTACCCACTATTTCTGGTCTACCCCCATTACCATCTATTAATCTATTACCATCGGCACCTACTGCTCTTACAATGCCCACTATATCATTTTCTCCCATAATACCCACCACAAATCACGCAGATATAGAGGCGGCAAATCCTCTTCGCATTCAGTCTATGAGGAATATCATTGAAAAACAAGCCGTCTATAATGCGCAAATGCCCACGCTAGAAAGCGCAAAAATACCCGCAGAAGTACTAACACCCATGAAAAAATATTTAGATGATGAAGTAAACTGGTGGAAAGCAAATATACTTTTAACTACAAAACAAGTAAAAGACAGAACAGCCCTATATACCCAGACAATTAACACCCTTACAGCAAATCTGGAAAAAAATACAATAAATGCCCTTGGAGCTATGTCACCAGAAGACTATGCGGTTGCCATTAATAAATTAACGCAAGTGCGGCCATCCTTACCCACTGATCCAAAAAGTAAAAGCGCCGCGAGGAGGGAGAAACGGTTGAGCGCGAAAAGTAGAGCGGAATCTGAGAATCGGGAGCGACGCAGGGCCGCGCGATCTCAGCAGTCGCCTACAGAAACCACATCTGGTTTCGCCGATATGCCGACTGCTCCTGCTACCGCTATCACCGTTATTGATATAGGGAAAGTAAAAGAAGAATCCAAGAAGCTGAATGAGAATACTGCCGCAGAAAATGCGTTATATGGTGCTGAAAATATTAATTACTGGGATTATACAAAGGCAGCCTTCAAGTCTATATTCAGCTTTAAGATTATTTTATCAATCACCTTCTTTACATTTACATTCATTCTTGCTTCCTATGTTGCCAACGATAATTTACATAGAAGGCCGGCTTTTCGTGTACTGAAGTTTATTGGCACCATTCTTTTTACAGTGTTCAGCCCCTTTGGATACTTGTTCATGTGGGGACTTATTGTATATTATATATATAGAGGAATCTCTTACAAATTTTTTAATAATATAAACAATCGTATTATTGCGCTTAGTATACTACCTCTCATAGAAAAAACGGCCGAGGACTATAATAATGCGAATTTATTTACGAAATACTTGTATGTATATACACTTGAGGGATCACATAATGAACAGATTAATTCCGTTGTAAAAGATAGAGGTGCTCTGTATGATGCGTCTCGGTTTGCGTATACAAAAGATACACATGGACTCCAAGAGCAATTGAAGAGTATGCGCTAAGATATAAAGCCAGGGGTAATCTTTCCATATAATGCGAGAGTTTGTAAGTGTTGTCACACCCACTTACAATCGTAGAAAGTTTCTACCTTCGCTCATAGAGTGCTACAAGTCGCAAACATACCCGAAAGAGCACATGGAGTGGATCATCTTAGATGACGGCGAGGACTGTGTAAAAGAGGTGTTTGACGAGGCTGCCAAGTCTATTCCGAATTTGCGTTATATACGCCAACCGACGAAGCTTCTCATTGGAGCAAAGCGCAATATTCTCAACCGAGAGGCCAAAGGCGAGATTATCGTGGCCATGGACGACGACGACTACTATTTCCCAGAGCGCGTGAGCAACGTGGTGGTGAATTTCGCCCGTAATAAGGCCATAGAGCTGGCTGGCTCGTCACACATCTATATGTATTACACGGATAATAAGAAAATCTATTCGCTCGGTCCCTATGGCAGGTTCCATGCCACGAATGGTACGATGGCCTGGAGAAAGTCATATGCCAACACTCACACCTACGACGAGACGGTCACCCACGCCGAGGAAAGAAGCTTCTTGGAAAACTATGCGAATCCGATGATCCAGCTTGACCCGATGAAGGTGATGCTCGTTATCAGCCACAGCGAGAACACCTTCGACAAGAAGAAACTCCGCGATAATCCCAATCCGCTGATGAAAGAGACACAACTGAAAATAAACCAATTCATTCGCAATGCGCGCATGAGGTCTTTCTTCGCAGACGCATAAACACGGGGAATTATCCTTTCCTAGAAATGGCGAATGCCCGTACAATACGTCAGAATCTGGAATTATTACAAGAAATAATTTCAAATTCTATTACCCAGGATTCCCCGAAGGCCAACCAGCCACCTCATATCCAGACACCCCTTCGTCCCCATCAACTCGCCACCCTAGAAGCCATGCGCACCAAAGAACTCGCGTTTCAAACCGGCTATAAGGCGTCGAGGGAAACACTGTACAGCAAGTACGCCATTTTTGGCGACCGCGCCGGCGTGGGGAAAACTCTCACGGTTCTTTCACACATTAGCCAAATGTCCACTTATCCTATATCCGCCCCTATATCAGCCCCCCTGCGTCTCCACGAAGACAGTATCGGTGGACTATTCTCCACTTGCCAAGAACCTGAGCCAGAAAACCTCTTTGACACCCTGATCGTAGTACCCTACAATATTTATAGGCAGTGGCAGGAAACCGTGAAGAACGAAACGGGCTTGAAAGCCCTGTTTTTAAAGACCATTCGCGACGTGGATAAGGAGAATCTCATCCAGTTATTCCGCTCTTCTCATCTTACTCTCATCAGCAACACCCTTCTCAACCCTCTCATGAAATCCCTGAAAGCCAGGGGCATCGTCTTGCCAAAGTGGCGCAGAGTCTTCTATGACGAGGCCGACACCATTAAACTTTCCTCTGGCTGTATACATCCCGCCGCCAATATGACATGGTATATCACGTCCTCTTATCGGGACCTCTTGCTCGCTGATACCCATTTATCATCCTACGCATTCAATCAACTATCGCCCGCTTATATCGACACCCTCATTCCAGAAATACGCTCTATCGTACAGTACCACGTGAATAATCACCCCTCCATCATATTCATGAAAACCGAATCCTACTCCTTTTTCTCCAACCATCTGAAAACGAAGCACCCTCTACGGCATCATCTGGTCGTCACTTGTTCCAATACATTTATCGACAACTCCATACAACTTCCCCCGCTCCAGGAAGAAGTCGTCCGATGCCAGGCGCCGGCGATTCATGACGTAGTGGCCTATACCATCCCTCAAAAAGTAAAGGATATGCTACACGCAGGCGATATCAAAGGTGCCCTACTGGATCTCGGCGTTTCTTCCCAGAATCCGATGACGATCGTGGATGCCGTGACCGAGTACAGGCGCAGGGAAATTGCCCAATTGAATATGGTGCTCGCACAGCCCGGTCAGTCAGAAGCATCCGCGAATGAGGCGAAGTCTAAAATCCGCCGTATAGAGGCCGACATTGTCCGCATCCAGGAAAAGATGAGCCAAATCGCAAAGGAAGTGTGCTCGGTTTGTTACGAGGCCCCCGAGCAGACCCTTGTAACACAGTGTTGCTCGAATGTATTCTGTGGTACCTGTATCTTACAGTGGCTACTCCGTCATTTGGATTGCCCTCTATGTCGCGAACCTATTCACCCGAATGACCTGAAAGCCGTGTCTGCCGATTCCTCCGCACCCCCCTCTCTTACACGTGCTCCCGCACTACCTACGAAAATGGAGGCCCTCCTAAAAATCCTGGAGGCCGATCCTGAAGGGAAGTTCCTCATTTTCAGCCGATACGACAATCCCTTGGAAGATATTCGCTCCAGTATAGAGCACCGTTTTCCTATACAACACCTACAAGGAAATAAGGATATGATTGCGAGGCAGGCTACCGATTTTGAAAAGGGGCCGACCAAGATACTTCTTGTCAATAGCAATACCAGCATCGCCGGCATGAACTTGCCCTTTGCCACTCACATCATCCTTTTACACAAGATGGGCCAGGTGGAAGAACAAAATATCCTAGGAAGATCTTATCGACTCGGTAGGATTGTCCCACTGCGGTTCATAAGATTATTACACGAGCGAGAATAGCGTCATACTATCCACCTTTTTCTTCTTGTCTTGTTTCTTTGTGACAATGCCAGAAGAATTCTCCATATTCAGCGAAAGCATCAAGGCAAGCGGGGTGATGCGAATACTTGTCCCGTGGGTATCGGCGATCTCGCACAACATCTTCCAGGTGTTGAAAAGCGCCGACTGTTTCGTGAGAACAGGCGTATACCGCATGGCGGTGAGAGGAGGTTCCTCGGATGTCCAAGGCGCTTCTTGGCTGATATACATATTCACCGTATTGAGTTTCACATCCTGGCTGAGTCCGAGGAGACGCCAGGTCTGATAGAAGAAGGCCCAATAATCTGCGTAATCCGATTCCTGGATACACTGGAATAACTTCACATACAAATCCCAGGCTTCCCGCGTATCCCCTTTTACACCTTCTATGCGATCTGGCAAGTTCTCGGCAATGACGAGCCCGGCCAAATTACTGTCGTTATTTTCCATCTCCAGGGTCAAATAGGGGTCCATCTCGGTATACAAACACCATCTCGCCAATGGTACGACGCCATCAGGTATTTCTACAGGCACGTCATCATCCGCATTATGGCCTTCCATATACTCTCCGCGTAAGAGGGGGCGCAGATCGCCATTTCCAAGACGCTTCCACTCATTGGGCACAGATATGCCAAGGAGAGAAGATATCTGGTTTTCGTCGGCCATACCCACCTTGATTGTGAGGCAATATCTGGATATCATTTGTAACATGCGCTGGTGTATGGTGTTGCTTATAAAAATCACCGGTACTCCAGGATTCACAGGTCTCCACTCGCGCAAATATGCCAGAAGACTCTGGAGACCCCCTTTTTCACCACTGCTCAGGCCGTCTATCTCGTCCAAGATGACTCCGAGGCCTCCCTTTTTCCCCGTTTCCATCATATTAATGACTCCCCCGCTTTGTAAGAGGGGGAGGATGACCTTGCGGAAACAGGCTCCAGAACGTGTATGGCTCGCGTTGAATTCACTGACGCGTAGATCGTGCTCTTGCATGACGCGATATGCGAGGGTCGTCTTCCCTACGCCTGGAGGACCGACGAGAAAGACAGCGGGCGTGGTCCTATTTTCAAACCATTGGAAAATGGATTTTTCAATGGTTGGATGTAGGCAGACTGTTTTGGATTCCTTGGCCTTTGCCATTCTTGTTCCCCTTTGGCTCTGTAGTTTAGACCAGCCGGTCCCCTTCGCGGTCCCCTTCGCGGTCCCTTCTAACATTCAACAAGTGGAGAGTTTATATTTTTCCAGCAAATCCAGAATCTCCGAAATCCACATCTGCGAGTCTTGGTATTTGTTATATCCCAGTCATAATAGTGAGAATCCGTATTTAAAATAGGGTCTTTAATAAGTTTAAAGTTAAATCCATTCTTTTGTAATATCTTCTCAACATAATATGGAGAGGGGTAAATACCTTTATTATTAAATGCGTGGTCATAGTAAGGGTACTCCGTATTTGATAAATAAAAATCTTTATCATCCGAGTCAGCCACTTCTGTCTCTAACAATAAAATATCACATTTTTGTGCCACCTTTTCTAAATGTACTTCTATTTCAGCCAAATGATATAGTAAACCCCAGTGGACGATTATATCATATTTTTCATTGATATTATCATTGTCACAATCAATTAACAATGTATTAATATGCGGATATTTGTGTTTTGCGTATTCAATATGTTCTTTTCTAGCATCACTGCTTGATACAATCGCGCCTAACTCATGAAACATATTACCAATATCAGCATGCCCACAACCTAGTTCCAAGAGTCTTTTGGATTTAAAATAATCGGGTGAAATATATTTTTTTATCCCATTCATTCTCGAAATTCTCCATTTAATATAATGTTGTTCAAACATTGACGTCATTATAATTTATATGGTTAATATATATTTACTCGCGCACAGAAGGCAGTTTGCCGCTTATACCGGGAAGCACGCGCATCATATTATATTTCCAGAAGTCATAACGATTGCCACTAGATTGTATGATGCCCTCCCACTTGAGATACTTGCCTTGAGGATCATTGCTTAACGTGGCAAAGTTGTTCTCTATCAACGCATACAGGGGCCAACGATTGCCACCGTCATCCGTCGTGGGGTTTGTAGCTTCTAGATTCTTGCTGGGGTCAAAGAGTAAATAGGCCGATTGACCACTGAGCCCATTGATTGTCAGATTTGTTTTCAAACCCGCCCCATTATACGTCTTCATATTGTACGTGTTATTCGCGTCATAGCAATAAATTTTGTCATTTGCCGAATCTTTCCACGCAGTCATGAAATCGGGGCACATATTTACGATGGGGGGATAGGGCGTATTGGGCGATTGTATGGGGCTAATCGCATTTGCGCAGGCATCATCCGCCGCTATTTTACCGGGCGGTGCTTTTTCCATGAACCAGTTCCAGCGAATGCCACACGATATAAAGACAAGCAATAACATGGGTACAATAGCCATTGCTGCCAAGCTCTGGCCTCTGCCCCAAAAGAACGAGGCCAAATTCGCCATGATCAGGATACATACGATATAGTACGCAATCAGCCAATAATTCGGCCTCCACTTTCCGTCTATATCGACGCGCAGAGCTCCTAATGAAAAATATGTGACGACAGCCATTTTCTAACACAGGCCATAGATTTTCTACAAGTATCTTACTACCAGCGCAAGATTGCCGGCAGTGGCTGCGGCACCTTCGCGACCCGTTTCCAGATAGAAAGAGGTGTAGTTGGGCGCCTGGCCACCGACGCCGTATGTTGGGCTGGCATCGGAAGCCATTCCAACGACCGCCTGGATTTTCCGAAATGTACGGCTGGAAGATATTATCGTGCGACCCATGTCCTTGAGTAGGTGGCCTACTTCAAAAAGCGTAGTATCCGGTACATCACCTGAGGTGGCTTGAGAGAAAGAGCCTACTCCTGAACCGGCACTGGGCGTATATACATTCAACTGAGCACGTGTAATGGAAGAAACGATCATAAGATACCCCCCTCCCGATTGACTATAGCCTGAACGAATCCCAAATGCTCCTGAGGCAGAAGCCATTTATAAAGAATTTTGAATTTAATAGAGATGAACAACGGTCGTGTAAACTTGTTCGGAGGTGAGGATGCATCGGCGGGAACTCCATCCGGACTTACCTATCAGACAGAGACGGAGGTACAGTTCCAACAAGACATGCTTCGGGGTAACTGGGAACAGAATGATCTGAGCAAGGCATTCTTTTCCCAGGCAAATATGAAAGCTATTCAGAGCGCCCTGAGAAAGGAAGTCTATGAAAAAAGCCAGCCGAAGGGTTATGTGATAGATGACCAGTCAACGGATGAAATGAAAATGATCATGCGCGCCATATATTATCAATACGCTAGAAATAGCCCGAAGGACATTCAAGGACAGATAGATGAGCTGAATCGCCGGGTTCTGAATTGGTCTGTGCCCCATGTACTATCCGCCGTGGAGCATCACATGTATTATTTGAAGGATATCAATACTCTGCCGGTACCGATGGCTCACCCCACCCACCTCAGCAGTGCTGGCACCCGGACGAAGCCGATTGGCCCCTTCATGTAGTCAGCGCAGCAGCAGAGGCAGAGGCCACAGCCTTCTTGGGCTTCTTAGTCGTCACGTAGACCTTGCGCACGGTGTTGCCCGTAGTAGCAGACCGAGTCTTCACCATCTTCTCCCACCCTGCCTCAAAGTCCTCTAGGTCGTTGAGCCAGAGAGCCCCTGCCGTAGTAGCCTCGAGGGCAGCCACGGCCGCCCGAGCAGCCGCCACCGCCTTCTCGGCATCCTCCACTGCCGTGGCCTTGACCCGGTCCATGCGCAAGCGCAGGAGGTACTCATAACCGTCCACCGAACCAGGGTTCCCGAGCGCAGGCAAAGAGTGCTTCTGCATTGCGCCCACGATCTCGGCGTCCGACGCGCGACGCAAGTCAATGGAGCCCGCGAGCACCGCGCGAATGAATCGCGCCTTCGCATCCGCC